ATAAAGATCAAGTTAGAATCTTAAAACAACAGATTAGTGAGCTGGAAGATGCTGGAAAATCTAAAGATGCTGCCAATAAAAGATGTTTGCAAAAACTAGAATTTTCGACTACAGATTTAGAAAAGGCATTAGCTAAGATAAGAGAACTAGAAGAGCAAATAAAAGGAAAAGATGATACCATATAGATTATTATTCAACATAGGGTCTAAAGCTGCCGGAACTTTTATGCAAAGACGTAGAGAGAAGAGCGAAAGAAAACACGCAATCGCTTTGGCAGAAATGGAAACAGGAAATGAAAGAGCAAAAAGAAATGGCTCTTTATTTTTAGATTTAATACTAGGTGCTTTTATACTAGCACCTTTAGGTATTCTTGCTTATGCTACGTTCTGGGGAGATATGGCTATGCTACAAAAGGTAGAGTTTTACTTTGAGCAGCTGAAGAATATACCAGAAGTCTATCTCTATTTAATATTTATAGTAGTCGGTGGGAACTACGGAATATCAGTTACTAACTTGTTATCTGGAAAAAAGTTTAAAAAATGAAAAGTATAATGACTAATTCATCACAGCAATACAGTAGAAAAGTAAGTTTATTATCTCAACAAACAGGAAAAAGAAATGGCAAAAAAGTTCAACGCAGACAAAACTCCACACGAAAGAATAGCAAAAAGTACTAGTCTCGGTAGACGACCTAAAAGTTCATCTATGAATAAACATAAAAAAAAATCTTGGAAAAAATATAGAGGTCAAGGAAATTAAATTATGGCACTAAAATTATCAGACAAAACAGAAGTGAGTATGCCAATTAAGAATATGGTAGGAATAATTATTGGTGTAGTTATGGGTGTTGTTGCGTACACACAAGTTACTGCTAGACTTACATCTTTAGAAACATCAAGAGAACTATTTCAAGCAGACTTACTTAAAAAGTCTGAACAGAAACCAACAGACCAAGAACAGTTTATGTTATTAGAAGCTGTCTTTGAAGATGTAGAAAAATTAATTAAAAACCAAGAACAGAATATGACTAACAAAGTCAATATAGAATTTCTAAAACAACAGTTAGAAAAAACATTAGCTGATGTAGAGAAGTTAAAAGACAAAGTTAGAAAGAACGGGAACGGACATTAATGATAGCAGAAATTGTAGCACTTCTTATGTTTGTAGGACCAGATATTAAAGAACATAGAATACAAAAGTCTATGTCTGTATGTCTTAAACATAAACGTGAAGCTACAAGACAAGTGAAAGCTAATATAGATTATAAATGTATTAAATCTAAAGCAACACTTGAAACAAATATTGATGGTTCTAAATCTATCAAATCACTAATATTAGAATAGTGTATTGTATACTGTGGTTACGAAATGATGATTGGAGTTTGTTTACCAATGAGATGTGGGAGACAGAAAAAGAAGCTAAAGAATACGGGATAAGAAATCAATTTAAAAAGAAAGATAAATGGAAAGTTGTTTTATACGACAAAAAATATTATAAACGATTATGGCTATAGACTATAGAGGAGAAAAATTTTCGGGTTACAATAAACCTAAAAATGCTAGAACTAAAACTAAGAAGTTTGCGGTTCTGGCAAAGGTAGGAAATCAAGTAAAACTAATTAGATATGGCGATGCTAATATGACAATTAAGAAATCAAATCCTAAAAACAGAAAGTCATTTAGAGCTAGACACCGATGTGATTCTGCAACCAGCAAGCTCACAGCTAGATACTGGTCTTGTAAAAAATGGTAAGAAAAAAAACTTGGGTCAAGTCTCGTAAACAACTTGAAATACATTGTGGTAATTGTTTAATTTGCGATAAACAACTTATGTCTAATGAAGGCGGTTGGATTATTAACGCTAATAAAGATTACTTTTGTGAGCGACATAGATCAAATGAACATAGTTGCTTCGATGAATATTTAAAACAATATAAAGAGTGGCAAAGCCTACAACTCTAACTGTTCTTTTAACTCTTTAAATTCTTCGTGTATTGTTTTGTCTTTAGACCAAAATCTATTTCCCATATATTTTAATCTACGATGATGAATAACAGTTGAGTGATCTATTTTTAATAATCTTCCTAACTCTGATAAAGAGATACCATACACTTCTAAAAAAAGATTAATCATAATACTTCTTGCTCTTACTAAATATTCAAATCTTCTTGTGCCAAGCAAATCATGTGGGGTAACTTCATATCTGATACAAATTTTATTAACAACAGCATCAAAAGTATTACGACCCACAGATTTTCTTTCATTAGGTATTTTATTTTTTTTATCCTCTTCTATCTTTTCTTGTTTCATTTTTAATCTAAATAATTGACCCTCTATCTTTGCTCTGTTTTGTTGTAATGACATACGATAACCATTTTTAAATCCGGTTTTGTATAACATGAGTTCTCTTCCTGTTAGTTCTTGATACATAGGAGCTTTCATTGCTTGTTTTAATTGTGTGATTGTTTTCATTTGCGTAGTATACCCTTCTGTTGTTTGCACAACCGTTTGTTGTTTTACTTGTTATGTCTTTAATGAGACTATTAAGCTCTCATTAATTGCTCTTGTGTGTCTACTACTTTTCTGCCAAGCCTAATACTATCTCTATGATATTTTTCGGCTTTCATTTGAGCTTCAAGATACTTCTTATGTTTTTTCTCCTGAAGGTCTCTTAACCTCTGTAGACGCATTCTGATTTTCATCAGCATCCTCCTTCACTTTTGTAAAGTCCCATTTTATATCTGTTACCTTTACTTCTACTAACTCTCCCTCATTTGAGGGGTCGGCAGCTTTCTTAACGGAATCAAATTTTTCTATATATTTAAAACTTGCACTTCCGTGTTTCGTTCTTATAACCTTTTTGGCAGATTTGTCAATCATTGTAATCCCTTTCCAGTATAAATTGTAGATTTTGTATAGCTTTTAGTATATCCTCTTTGCCGTTTTTAAATGAATGTCTTGAAACATATTTAATTACACAACCCTCAGCAAACTGCATACGATTCGCTTGTATATATTCAATAGGTTGGATTTTAAAATTATCTTTATAATGTGATCCACCAATTTGATTCTTAATACTTTTCATAATTTATAGGGACAGAGCAAGGCTACTATGTGATTTCTCTTGATGTCCCATAATTTATCTTACTTGTTAAAGGGGTCTCTGTGGGGAGGAAAACAACTAATGAAAAAGTCAAGGGTGATGACTAAAACTCCCCACAAAGATGTCAAAATTATTTAAAATCCTGACGGTTTATTACTACCATAAGCAACATTTTTAGCAAATGTCTTTTGTGGTGTAAAAGATTGCTGTCCACCACTACTTGTGGCAGAACTTGGAGTATTTGGTGATAACTTAATAGTTATACCGCCAGTAGGATTACCATTATCATCTTTAGTATTCCAACCTGCTTGATTATACCAAGCATTTCCAACCTTTACTCCGATTGTCCAGTTCTTTCCTTTCGCTTGTGCTTCTACGTTAGGAGGAGCTACCCAATCAGGGTGCTTATCTTCTGTTTTTTTTGCGTTGGGTATTACATTTACCCATATAGCTTCATTGCTCATTTTTTCCTTTTGTTATCTGCAACTTTATTGTTGCACGTTATTTAATTCCAACTCTTTAGCATCAGCAACTTTCTTTAATTGCTTATATGCTTTAGAATTGTTTTTCATAAGATATTGGATTTCAGCTTTATACTTATCTGCTAAACTATAAAACTGCTTAGAGTTTTTAGCTAAACGGATATATCCTTTTATCTCTTCGGCATCCACATTATCATCAAGATAAATTGGACCTGTTTCTTTGGATTGCTCCTTAGAAATTTTATTAAACGATTTGGCTTGATAACCATCTTCATCTTTTATACCTGTCTTTAAGTTTAATAGATTTAAGAAAGCATACTTTCTTGAATAAGACATGGCATTACCTGTACCAAACTTATCCATTGCTCCCATTGCTGAACATCCATCAACTATGATAAAGCTCTTAGGATCATCAATGTCATGTACCTTCATGGTACATATCACCATAACTGCATCTCTCGCATCCATAACTTCGGTGAGATAATTGCAAGTTACATACAAACCATTATCGAGTAAGGCTTGTGTTGCCACTTCTTGAACCGCATCATGTAATAAAGGATTAAAGTGCATCCCTTTTACTTTTTCGGCTTTCTTTACACCACCTGCCATTAAACAAGCTGAGTGTAATTTTTGATATATGTTTTTCTTCATATTTTCCTTTTGTTGTTATTATTAGAAGGGTAATAGACCCCAAACTTTTTGTGCATAAATAAAAGTGTATGTTGCAACAACTTTTGTTTTATATACTAGCCAAGACATAGTTCCTTTCTGTTAGTTGTTATTTTTAATTCCCCAAAGTTTACTAATTAATTGTGTCTGTTCTGTGGCTAAATCTTTATAATAAAAATAATGATTCATATCCGGTGGTTCGCACATTAATGCAAGTTCAGATAGATTGCCTTTACAGAACATAATCATTCGTTCCCACAATAAAATCTTTTCAACCATTTTATAGTATAGAAACTCTAGGTGTTCTTTACGCATTAACTCATGTTTATCGTCAAATATAATATGATCTTTATCATTCGTATAAATTAAGAATGGTTTCTTTTTAGAACACATATAATAAAACGCAGTTTGAGTTAAATTTTCTATTGTTGGTTCAGTTGGTAGTGCTTGACTACTCATTGAATATTCTTCTTTAAACTTTACTTTTCTTAAATTAGGTGGCTTCGTTTTTAACTCAATCATCACATCATCAGTTTCATAATCTATCTTACCTAGAATATCTTTAATCATAGTCATTTCTTTTTTCCTTACATGACGTTCACATTCTAATTTCTTTTTACCTACAATATCTTGAACAACCTTTTTAGTAACTCCAATACAATCGTGAGCAAAGTCAATCATCTTTTCTCTGGCGTACTGATCTTTCTCATCTACGGGGTCTTTTTTATTTAGCTCTGAAAGTTCTTTTTCAAATGAAACTTTATAATCTCTATCCCATTCTGTAAGAGCTTGTTTTTCTCTTTTCCAAATTATATCACCTAGCAATCTTTGAGTTGTGTTATTAACTAAATTTCCAAAGTTAGCTTTATATCTAAATGGAAATGTTCGTCTGATGTTTTTTGGAAAAGTATAGTTAATTATATTTTTAGCAAATGGAGTTGACGTAGAAGAATAAGACCAATGGTCTAAACCATCCCCGCCATTAAATATAGAAAATGCTTTTATTATATCTTTTCTTTGCATAGTTGTTTCAAGGTGTTTATACAGAGTGTTTTCCACTATGTCTATATAAATATTGACTTGTGGATAAATATACCTTATTGGTTATATTTTAACA